ATCAATGGACGATTATCAAGATATACTATATCACCTGACTTTTTATTTATCTCAGGATTAGCAACCCCTTGTGTGAACTGGGTGTCTAATGATATCAATTTAGTTCCGTCAGGGTTTGTGCTTATACCAGTAAATCCAGTATCTATTGTTGCGTTGAATCCTTGATTACCTGCAACACTATTTGAGTTAGAAGCAAATGCAAGCACCTGCGAGAACGTAGATACTCCAACATAATCAGTAGAATCAAAAGTTGTTGGATTTAATGTATTTGTTCTATCTTGAACAAATTTAACTACTTTAGTTTCATTATCAAAAGCAGCTACAAATCCTTTCGCTGTTCCACCAGTCACATTCTGACTTATAACTTCTCCAACTTTAGGTTCAACATTAAATGATGTAAATTTCAAAGCACCCACTGATGAGAAAGTTGGATCAGTAAATAGACTAGTTGATCCTATTGAAGTTGGATTTTTAAGAATTCCAATCTGAGAAAAACTTGTATTTACTGGAAAATCATTTGTTGTTGAAGTATCAAATCTAGCAAAAACAAGAACTCTATCTGAACCCAATTCTTTATATATGTCATGACCATGACCTTTTGACGGTGGAATAATAGGAATTAATTTTGCTTTTACAGAAGCACTTGTATTTCCAATTGGTCCCAAATCAACTATTCCATATGTATATCCTTTACCACCAGATGATACCACTGCGTTAGTTATTTTATTATTAACAACATCAATAACAACTTTACCTCCAGTTCCATCACCTAAAATTGCAACCTCTTGCCCTGTTCCATTTGTATACCCATTTCCCTGATTATCAATATAAACTTTTTTGATTTGATTATTATTGATATCAGAATCTCCATTATCCCTAACTGCAACAATTTGAGCATCAGTTGATGAAGACCAATTATTTGATACTGATATAAAATCAGTAGAATCAAATTTTATAATATCGCTTGGTGATACAGTGAAAAGATATTTCCATAGGTACCCATCACCACTAGTACCTGCTTTTGATGGTTCTAGATCAGTAAATGTAGGTTCGTCAAGTGATGCATTACCAGTAGTGGATATTCCAGAAGATCCATTATCAATACAAACATATACTTTAAAATCACTATTCATTACATAGTAATTTGAATCATATAAACGAGATGCTCCTGTTATTGGAGATTTATTAGTATTACTATAATCATGACGAAACATCTCATACTTGGTTCCTCTTGCCCAAGTTATCTTTCTCACCAATCTTCTTACATTATCTGAAGTTACTTTCTTACCAAAAGACATATTATCACCTACAAAGTTCATATAGTCAAAATTGTCTGTTGGACTTGGTGTATCAGTATTAAAATCTGTTGCTCTACCAAACCCAGATGTTGTAGGATTGGACAGACCAACAAACACATAGTAAGAATTATTAGAATCCGTTACGTTATCTACGAAATTACTAGCATTTAATATTCTAAACTGATCTGTTACAATAGCGGCCATCGAATTGGGTTTTTTTCTATATTTATACGTTAGAGACTAGAGTGATTTACTTAATCCACCTGTATCTCTCAAACCTGTCCCTCGTCTCTGTAATATTGGGAAGGTAGAAAGACCTGAATTTATAGTAAATCCAGTTACACCAATTGATATTGGAGAACTTGATCTTGTAAATCCAGAGATCTTACCGAATGATAAAGTTCCAACAGGATTCAAATCAGAACCAGTAATAGCGATGCCTGTTACACTGGTGGTTGATAATACATTGCAAGTAATAATACCTACATTACTTACTCTTGAGAAAGCATCTATCTTATAAACATTATCTAAGAATGTTGTTCCAATACCTACAATTGATGCATTATGACCATCAATTGATGTAATTCCAAAACCAGTCTGAGTATCAGATACTAATATTCTATCATTTACTGATAGTGCTGAAATACTAGGATTAGATATAAAGAACTCAAGAGCAAGAGGATTACCACCAATACCAGTTGTTGTTTGAATACCTGTGATAATACCAGAGAATCCAGTCGCAACTCCTGCGTTACTAATATTTTCAAGTGATACTGAGGGTAAAGCAGTAATAATCTGTGGTGGAGTTGAGTGTGTATACCCAAGACCAGGATTAGTAATATTTGCTGTTCCTGATAATACACCATTCACAACACTTAATGTTGCAGATGCAGTTGTACCTACACCCACACCGATTGAACTAGGAGCAGATATTTTTACGTTAACAGTAGATCCAGTATATCCAGATCCCCCACTACCTATAGTTAATGCACTAATTGTACCTGCAGCAGAAACTGTTGCAGTAATCGCAGCAGCGACTGGATCATCAGATGTATTAACTATTAAAGCATCTATACTTATAGGACTTCCTACTTCGTAGTCAAATAATTTTCCATTATCTAAAAATATTTCAGTTCCTGATGTTGATAAATCACTTATAATTCTTGCAGTTGGAAATACTAGTGGTTCAATTGAATCTCTTGCCTTTGATACAAACTCACCCGCAATCTCTTTATCTACTTTTTGTTTTGTCCAACTTATAGGTTTAGGAACTGTGCTTATACCTAATCCTGTGTATAAGTTTGTCTCTACTTTATCAGATGTTGTGATATTGTAAATTGTTCTCGGATCTTGTCCTAATGTAGAAGAGAAATTATCATTTTTATTTAAAGTTAAAATATCACCTTGCTTAACAGTTTCCACCGTATTAACTGATATACTATCAGTTCCACGAGTTCCTCTGTAGAAGAATATATCAACTTTATCGTCTTCATCAGGTGCCTCACTGAATGTAAATGATGTTCCACCCTCAAACTGATAGTGTTTTCCTGGTTCTTGTATGATACCATTAACAAATATTAGAAGAACTGCATTTAAGTTCAATTCTGTATTATTCGTTTCAAAACTCAACAATTCATTGTTAAATTCAAGTGGGAATCTTGTTCTTGAACCGTTTTGTAGATTTCTTATTGAATCAACATTATCTAACTCACCAAACTGCCATGATGCAAATGAATCAGTAAATGTCTCAAGTACAGTCAATTCAAAATCTTGAAGAACAGATCCTAAACCACGATCAGTTACAAGACCCACTGGTTTAAATACGTCACCTTTCCTAAAACCATAACCTTGTCTTGCAATCTTAAATGATTTTACTTCACGTAAGGTTGATCCTATACCCACTGTGCTTGCAGGTCCGACATCTACACTGATTAAAAGATTTCTACCTGTTTCTGTTGTAGCACCGATTCCAAGTCTTGATACGCCAACAACTTCTAGATTTTCATATGAAGGTTGTGATATATCAATTTGTGGTTGAACATAACCAGATCCACCAGACGCAACTGCAAATGTGAGTGTTCCACCCACACCCACTGTCGCATTTACAACTGCACCAGTACCTGCACCACCACCAGCACCAACATTTATTGTGATTGTATTAGTTGTAACTGCAGTGATTGTTGTTTGTATACCAACTATTGGATCTCCATTTGTAGATGTTGGAGTGGGACCTGAGCGAGGATATGGATGTAAAGTTGCAAAATGATCCTTAGAACATCTGAATACAATTCCACCTGTATCAATACCAACCGTATCATTAACAACTAAGTTATGACTTGGTATAGTAATTACAAACTCACCACTGAATGAAGTATAAACAGCATTCGTTGCTGTATACGCAGGACCAGCAAATGATCCTTTTCTAATTGATCCAATACCAGCACTCTCAAATCTATGTTCGTAAGCAACATCTGTGACACCGACTGCAACAGTTCCTCTATAACCAGAACCATGAAAATCACCAGTTCCGATACCAACAGCAGTAATTGTACCATTTTGATTCTTAACTGCAGTGACTGCTGCTCCAACTGGGGGTGCAAATCCTAATCCGTTGGTTGAACCTAAAGAAACAATTACTCCTCCTCTAGGTAGTTGATTCTTATTAACATCTTCGTTAGATAAAATTAAATTATTACTTCCATCAGTGATACCAGTGAATGTTAC